CATCAATTCCCATACAAGGTTTTCTGGCTCGTCGCATACCGAGTCCGCGTATTCTTTGGCCAATCTCATCAGCCGTTTATAATCTTTGGTTGCCGATACAAGCCCCTCTCCAAAGCTCCATTCGTTGTCTTCGGCACTTAGACAGCACGTGATTTTGCTCCTGACGTCAATAGCAGCATTGCAAAGAGATTCGATCAAGGCAATAAACCTTGCCTCCCCTCCGCCCTTATTCCTAAGTTCTTCTACGTTCATAACTCCAACCCGTAACTGTTCAGCCCATCCGCCAGCCTCGGATTCTCGGCTAGCAGTCGCTTCACCCCTGCCATCTGCCAGGGCCGCGCGTCCACGTGGAGGTGCTCCATCAGGTCCACGTAGGGTGCCCACCAAGATTCGGGAACGCGGCTCATGAGGCCGAGGCCTTCGACGGTCGGATCGTACATCGCGTTGATCTGTGCGGCCGTCATGCGATTCGGCCAGCGCTTGCGCTCGGTGAGCTTATAGAGGAACTGCTTCCACTTCAGCCGCTGCTCGCTCACCATTTGAAAGTGCATCAGCCCACCCGTGCGATTCCCTGGCGATAGCGGAGCGCAAGGCACGAATCCGCGCCCCATCGGATGCCGGTGGTGATGGTCGTAGCCCTCACGCGCCTTCCAGCAGTACGCGGGCTCGTCGCGGAACGCCGTGCTGACATCTTGCGTGCCCCACAGGCCGTCGATGTGAACGGTGTAGATGGAGCCTCGAAGCTGGAGCCATGGCAACTGGAGTATCGCGCCGGGCGGAATATTCTCGACCCATGCGCGAATCTTCGGGAGCAGGTTGCCAGATAAAACCTCGTCATCATCGATTGTCACGATGTGCGTGGCATCGAGCATCCGCGCCGCGTCAAGCAACCGCTGCCGATGCGCCATCTCGGCCCAAGTCGGCAACCCGTCGTACAGATAACTGACGCGCTCTTCGCCGTATTCGATCGCCAGAGCGATGCAAATGTTCGGTGTCGCGTCCGTGCTGCAATGGTCAAGGATTATCAGATGGTCCACCCACATGAGCAGCGCCCGCGCAGAGAGCCCCAATATCCAAGCGGAATTGCGACACGGCATGATGGCGATTATGCGGGAGGTCATCAGTCCCGTTGCTCCAATTCGTAGATGATTCTCAGCAGCCGATCGATTATGTCAGCAGCCGCCCCTTCGAGGCAGTCCGATCCTGCTATGGAGTGAAGCCTGAGGTTTTTGCTAACGCTTTCCGACCGCCTTAAGAATTGCTGCGAGGATTCTTGCGCCTCTGCGGCCCATTTCGCGCCCTGCCATTCCCCACACCATTCCTTAGCAGTCACATCCGGCCACTCCGTTTCCGGTCCAAGATCCGAACTGCCGGTTACAGTTGGCGGATGCGCCCTGCACTTGCCGAACACTCCACCGCCCTGCTCTGTGGGATTGTCGGCCTTGAAGAATCGGCAGTTTTCGCAGGATTCGAGTACTGGAGTTGAGCTACTCATAATCCACCGGAATCGCTAGAATCGGGCCGACGACCATAATGTCCCTGTGCCTCGTCTCGACCCTTCCAGGCAATCTCCATTCGCGTTTGGCCTCATTCCAGAATCCCACAATCCATCGAGGCATTCCTTCATCGGGCTTCACGAGACGCAAGCAATACCAGCCACATTTTCTCACCAGCAGACCTCCGAATCGGGCATCGTAATCATGACGGTCCAGATGAGACTTTCGCCCTCATGGCCAGCCTTAGCGTCGTAGCCGGTAGCCAAGTAAAACTGACTGGCCGCCAAATTGGCCGTCGCGCGAGAGCCGAAAATGGCCTTCATTTGAATGACTCCTGGCGTAATATCCATATTCACGTAGAGCCCTCCGCGCCACTCCAAATTCAACTCCCTATCACGAAAATCTATCCAGCCTTCTGGCTTGTGCGCCTTAAAAAGCGGAATCAGGTTCTCTAATCCTGCAAGAAGCTACTCTTGCTTCGCAGCCAGTGATCAGTGCCAGAATGAACTCCTTGATGAAGCGATAGCTCCAGCGAATTCAAGCTCAACGCGTTCCATAAACCTCCTCGACCACTCTCAACACCGCTTGCGCATCCCTGATTCCGGGCTCCGGCTCTCGATCCTCGCGGATGTCGCGCAGGAATTCCGCCCACTCCGTCTCGAAGCTGTCGTCTTCGCCGAGATACTCCCAACTGGTGACCTGTGGCGGCCCCATCTGCGGCGACATCTGCGATAGCGTCAGCCGCTCAATCCCGTAGCTTCCGCCGAGGCCGTTAATTTCGAGCTTTCCGCGAGTGCCGAAGATCTCGAAGAGGAAGGTATTGCGCCATTCGGTCCAGGAGGCGTGAAGCTGAATGGCTTTCGGCGGATCATCTTCTGTACGCATTAGCAGAAAGATATTATCCTCCACCTCTGTATTCCAAAAGCAAGTAGGTGCGGCATAAGCTTTCTTAGTTCTATTGAAGTCTCCAAGAAACCACCGACTCAGGTCAATCAAATGCACGCCCTGGTCGATCAGTTCGCCGCCGCCTGAAATCTTTGGGTCGCAGCGCCACTCCTTCTCCATTCCAAGTCGGCCGCCATGGCCGTAGACGCCTCGAATATACATCAGGTCGCCAAGGAATGGTTGATGAAGGACAGCGAACTTATGCGCCTCGCGGATTGCCCGGTGGTAGCGGAGATTGTAGCCGACGCGGACCTTAACCTTCTGCCACGCAACATTAAAGACTTTCTGGAGGTCGTCTGCGTGTGTGGCTCCCGGCTTCTCGATGAGCACATGCTTGCCCGCTTGGGCCGCCGCGAATGCGATCTCCGGCGCTACATCCGGCGTGGTGCAGACTATCACGATGTCGATGTCCAGATCCTTGCATGCATGCCGCCAATCTGGATATATGCCAACATCGTTTACGATAGCTTGCATATGGACTGCCTTATCGACGTCCAGATCAGAGACAGCGATCAGCACCGCCGTATCGCCCAGCGCATTGGCTCTCCGCTGGCCCATGCGACCGCAGCCGATTATCGCAACGTTCGGGCGCTCTCTCATTTGTCCAAGGCTCCAATGAAGATCCGAGCCTCTTCTCGGCGTACGGCTTTGTACATGGCCTCGGCCAGCGCCCGTGACATTTCCTCTTGCATGCGTATTTCTGACCCTAAGACCACATCGGGATCGGGATCGACTGGCACTATTTCGGTGGAATACTTCACATCGTAGGTTTTCACGGCGTCACTCTCCGCAGCGTGTACATGTCCGCTCCCTTGCTCAAATTCCGCTCCAACTCCGGCCACGGGTCCCAGACGGCAGAGATCAGCTTGCCAGTGATGGGGCGTGAGGCATCCGAGGCCAGAAATGTAACGAGTTGCGCGGCGAGGGCCGGGTCCGCAAATTCGCGCTCTTTGTTGGTGGTGATATCCGCAGCGCCAAGCCTCGTGTCCATCGCTCCCGGAGACACGCAGTTGACGCGGATGCCAAACTCGCGGCACTCCTCGGCCACCGTCTCGCTGAAGCGCACGAGCCCGCACTTGGAGGTCGCATACGCCGAGAATCCTGGCCTCGGGTTGCAGGCGCCGCCGCCGCTGATGTTGATGATGCTCCCCTTGGTTTTGGATGCCTTCATGTTTGCGACCGCGAGCGCACACAATTGCATAGGCGTGAATAGATTTACCTGGAAGCACTCGCGCCAGTCTGCCAGGGTGTTTGTCTCTGCCGGTCCCATTGGCCCGATCACTGCGGCGTTATTGACAAGAATGTCAAGCTTGCCACCAGCCCGGAACCACATGCGAGCCGGAACGGTGCTGTCAGCAAGATTGAACTCTCCACGGCTCGGTGCATAGACCTTCGCGCCGGCCGCCTCGAATGCCGCCTTGATCGCAGCGGCGAGCCCGCGGGAGGCTCCCGTCACGATTGCCCGCTTGCCGGTTAGGTCGTAGGGCACGGCTGCTCCTTTTCGATTTGCTTGACCAACTCCATTTCCGGATGCCGCTTTCGGTAGGCAGCAATCGCTGCTATCCGTGCTCGCACCTCCGACCTGGAAGATTCAGTCCAATCGTTCTCGGCAGGGAACCACAGGTCCATCGAATGTGCCTGAATACGAAGCTTGTCAAGCAAAGCAAAATCTTCGACGGTATCGGCTCCACAGCCTTCGCCGGCAGCGGCCTGATACCAGCCGGTGAGAATGCCAATCTCTTCGGCGCTTAGGTCGTAGGTCATACAGAAAGTCTTGCCCTTCTGGCTCTCATGTAGTTGCGACTGTAGCAAGTCTGGCATTTTTGGCAGTTGCATTTCGCGGGCATAGGCCCTCTCTTTCTTGGTTTCTTATGAGAGCGTTGATTTGCCCGCTGCTCTTTATGTGTTGACCATTTACAGTTCTCTGGGGAGTACGGCCCGTTATTGTCCTTGCGGTCAAGAGTCATCCCGTCAGGACGCTCGCCCATGTCACTGACGAACGTAGCTGGATCGTTCAGCCATCTTTCGCAAACGGTTATGCCACGGGCGCCATAAAGATAGTAATCAGAATTGCCAGGAGAGCAACATCGAGATTTCATGGCCGCCCATATATCATAAATCTTGGTTTGGCAAAGTCCGTGCCTGTACTTCGGATTGGCTGAGCCCGCGTACTGTCCTGGAGAGGCGCTCACTTTGCGATCACCGCATTTTCCTGGTTGAGGTGGACCATTTTGTAGCCGTACTTCTCGGCCACTTGCATGACCTCCACGGCCCTGCCATTATGCTCCCAGCATATTACCCTGGGACGGTGGTCGGTTCGCAGCAGCGCTATCGTCACCTCGGTAGAGTTGCCTTCGATATCGATGCTGGCGAAGTCGATCTGTCTGTCGCCAAAGAACTGATCCAGTAACTTCCGCACCGTCAGCGTTGGCACCCAAAGATTGCCATAGAATCCGCCGTCTTTCTCCCAGAGCTTCAGATGCTTCGCGTCGTTTCCGCTCAGTGCGTCGTCAGTGATGCGGAACTCAGCGACGTGGCCCGGCTCTGCGGTGATGGCCGCCGCTATGACCTGCACGCGCTCGAAGATGTGGGCGTACTCGCGAATCAGCTTGCTCACGGGGATTGGCGAGAACTCGCACAGCACTGCGCTCCAGCCGGCCTCGATGAGTAGCCTAGAGTTGCTGAGGTTGATCGGCTCCCATGCACCAATTTCCAGGAGCGTGCCTTTGAAATCGGGAGGGAACTGCGCCGCTACGATAAGATCTTCGCCGTTCTGGCTTCTCGATTCGCTCATTTCGAAGTCACCACCCAATAGCCTGCTGTGTTTTGGAGCCGGACATCTGTTGTGATAGAGATAATCTGACGGGTCCTGGCGAAGTCAGCAAGCGCCTTGCCGAACTCTGACGAGCACCCGAAATAGTAAACACCGCTTCCGTAGGCATCGATTCGGCAACCGCTGTCTGGAGTAAGCCTTCCGATTGCGCCTTCCGGCGTTCTGCTGGAAAAATATATTAGGATGCCAATAATCGCCGCACATCCGAGCATCACGTATTTCATTCGCATCTCGACCAATAGTCCTGAAAGTCCACCATCGCCGCCTTGTGAGGCGCGAAGTCCATCGCCGGGTCGGGCGTGTGGTTTGGCGGGAACCAGCCGCGCTCTGCTTGCTCCACTAGTGGCATCGGATCGTTCATTCGCAAGGTCGCCACGTCATGCCCCCTCCAGCAGCACGCCACCCCATTGGGCGTCCAGTACACCCGGCAGCGCCAGCCGTTATCCATCAGCCAGCGAACGCCGTCGCGAATAGCCGGCCCCAGGAAGTCGTGGAACATGATGATGCAGTCCGGCTTCGCGTGAGCGTGCGCTCCCATGGCATCGTTCAGTGGCTCTGGACTATCGTGGCAGCCGTCGATTACGAAGCCGTCGTATTTGTTGGTATCGAATTCAAAGAATCGCGATGCCGTGCAGGCGTGAATCCATATATTCCATTCAGGCCCGACATTTTCCAAGAACCGCTTGCGAAATTCGGGCTGTTTGAGCTCCGGATCAACACACCATACGATACCATTCGTCATCCAGTTAATGTGCTTTGCGGTCCAGCCGAGGCGACATCCGATGTCAACCCATTCGGAATGGAGCGGCAGAGATCCAGCGATGGTGCAAAGAATTGCACATTCATCAACCGTCCAATAGGTGCAGTTCGGATCGAATTCCGGATCGCTCGGCGCATCGTAGCCGCAGTGCTGCTTTGGCGGGTCGAGGAGTTTGAAGTAGGGGCGCAAGTCTGGAGCCGACAGATTGCTTTTGTAGATCATATCAGGTTTACATAAAACCGAACTTCGAATTCTTTTAGTTCGGCTTTGATTGAAGAGTGGTTTTCTCTCAGCCAGTTAGTGAGTTGCGCGCTTGTATCGAAATACTCTATGATCAGTTGCCAGCTAACACATACTGGGCCACGATCCATAACGCGCTCGAAAATCTCCCACATGAACGCCTTTATCTCTTGATGACTGGGGCGCAAGTCAGGGGCGCGGAGGTTGCTTTGGTAGATGGCCATTTTAATCGCTCGTGACGATCATTCTGTACTCTGCATAGCCGTCGCGAATTGTGTAGGAAGAAAAGACAGCATGCACGGTAATGTTATTTATCGAAAGCCGCACCGCTCTCGGAACATCCCCTTTCGACAACTCGGACTCCAAACGTGAGTCTTTAGTCATAATCACCACCTCTTGGCGTCTGCTGGTCATACGTTTCTGAACCTACTCCCTTTCCCGTCGTCTCTGCCGCTCGCTCCGACTTGCAGGAATAATTGCTGATACCAATCGTCAGTCCCGTGCGCTGCCAACTCCGCGTTGCCAAATTGGCACGCCTCGCGGTAGAGGTGATAGCCGTACTTATGCGCCAATAGGCTGAGGATCGCTTGCTCCGTGCGGTGCTGTTCGAAGCCTTTCAGTTCCTTGCCATTGCAAATCACGCTCGGGCCAAAGGTGGTGGCGAGTGGATTTAGGCAGTAGCTCAACCACTCCATGAGAAACTGCTGAACATGCCAATGGCCTTTTTGAAACAGCATAAACCTTGCAACGGCGTGCTGGGAGTCGGGCAGCACGGGATGCCTGTTGGGCGGCAAATATCCTTCGGCCGCCATCGTCACCCAGCAATCAGCCTTCACCCACTGGCGATTACTGCACCCCTGTGCCGCGAAGAGCATCTGCCCACCGTCCTGCGCGCAGCGTTCGTACAGCGGAGAGAGGTCGGCAATGGGGTAGCAATCACCATCGAGGTAGCATACAACATCGCCCTTTGCCGTTCCCTGGTTCTGTAGGGCATCTAGGATTACCAGCGGCTTCCAGGCGAACCAGCAGAGGCCGCGGACGCCAGGAAGCTCGAACAGCCAGCGGTTGAGTTCGTAGAAGGGGTGCGCCTTGAGGAATACATCATCGTAAACGAGCACCTGATCGACACCGAACTTCGCGGCATCGCGCACGGTGATGGCAGTGGTGGCTTCGTAAGCGCTTCCGCCGAAGGTAATAAGGAAACGAGTCATGCGCACTCCAGTTTCAGGCGTGGCAATGAATCAAAGAACCGCATGCCCGCTGCCGTCAAGCGCACCGTAATCCATCGTTCGCTGTAGAGATACATGTAATATTGGACCAGTTCGAAATATCCAGCCACGATGGCGGCCTGGGCTGCGGCGATGTCTTTGTACCAGCGATACGTGATCTCTGCACCGATACCCTTGCCATCCAAAAGAACGCAGCCGTCATAGCGCGGATACGCCAGGGACTCTATTGGGGACGGCTCCGCTTTCGCACGGTCATTTGCCCACCAAAGCACGCCAGTCGGAGTTACCTCATATTTTAGATCGCCAAGCTCGCGAAGTCTGCCGTCGTCCACAAGCGGCTTTAGCCAATCCACATACCAACCCCTGCGCTTGCGCCAGTCCTTGACATCTGACACGGTGCCCATGCCGTTCATGAAGCATTCAATAACCCACCAGTCCGGCGCTGGCGTCGTGGCCTCTTCTTTTCTGGTCATAGCGACTCGCTCCCCGGAAGCCCCAGCCGCTCTACAAAATCATGCGCGGCATGGTAGCAGTCCATCACATCGGATATTCGCCGGTCAATTGCATCGCGCTTTTCTGGAATGGTCGTCGCGTCAAGCTCGGCCAGCAGCGCTTTGGTCTTTGGCGCAAAGACTTCCCGCCACAGCAGATCGTCAGACATGTTCATTTTGGTCTTCCTAAAGAACCGACTATCCAGCGCCTCGTTGGGACAGCCAGGAAGTGGAACGCCGTCCTTAGTGCCAGCCTCAGCATTGCATCGCGGGCAATGCAGCCTAGCTACCGAGCCCAGGGCGACAAGGTCTTCGCGGTCGCCTTCCCACCCACAATGCAGACACCTTAGTTTCATAGCGGTGCACTCCCTGGAATCACATCGCCTTGCTGCGGCCACATCATCTCGTCTCCATAATCGCGGTTAACCTCTATTTGCGAGATCTGATTACCGCGAGCCGCAGCCATCCGCGCCTGCGGCTCATTATCAAAGAGGCCTACAATTGACCAGCCTGTTTCTGCCCAGTTCGGCTGAAGGCTTCCGACTATCCACAGTTTCATAAAGGCTCCGATCCCGGAAAACCAGCAGCCTTTCGCGCCCTGAACAGCGGCTCGAACTTGTGGTAATCCGCTGTCGCTCCTGCCAAGTGCGGAGCCCACTGGCCAGTAGTGCGCACGCAGTGGTTGTGGTAGTGCGTGAGATCGCGGCGCTGCCAGAAGCAGCCGTACTTGATTGCCACGTTCTGAAGCTCCTCATCAACCCAGTTGTGGAAGTACTCTGGCCAAAGCGGGCCGTTGCCTTGGTTGATGCGTTCGCAGAAGGATCGCCCCATCCACGGAGAGCCGCAGATCCTGTCAATCATGGCTGGCGCGTCGGGCCACATCTGTCGCGCATATGGCTCCTCTTCGCCCCAACGGTCGCCGGTCGGCTGCATGACACCGAAGGTAGTCCAATCTCCCGGTTTGGATAGCCGCTTACCTCCGAAGTGCTCGCTGCACTGCGCCGCGATTTCATCAGCCGTGTGGTTGGGGTCGGGGAAAACATCGTCGCCGCCAGTGACAATCCAATCGCACTTCGGATCTTCATGCAGCACTTGGCGCACGAGCGTGTTGACGGCTTGCGCATAGCCGGGGTAGCGGCCGGGCAGGGCAGGAACGTGCATCAAATCCACCGCCCCTACTCCGTGATCGCCAAACGCCCATGCAGGCACGTCCTGTGCATCAACCATGATGATGGTGTTGTAGCCGCGCTCTTTCCACTTGCGCAGACACGCCACGGCCTCAGCAGGCGGGCGCTTCGATGGAACTGCAAACCATACGCTCATCTTCCACCTCCCAGTAGCCGCTTCACCTTGGCGATGTCGCCCTCGTCAATCGTGGCTGCCTCCGTCGCGAACTCGAAGACGCCACGCTCGATGGCGGCTCCGAATCGTGTGATGTTGAACACGAGCGCGATCTCCGCGCTGCCATGCGCGAGAATCATCCCGCGGCGCTGGGCGTCGAACGTCAGGGTAGCGCAGTGCTTCGCCAGCACCTCCAGCATGGACTTGATGATGTCCTCCACCTGGGCGTGGTCGATAGGGCGAATCATGTTGGGCTGGAGCACCGGGTCGGCTTCGAAGATGCCTTTGTCGTACTTCGTGCCGACTTGAGCGATCCGCTTCAACAGCCCAACCACTTTGTACCTCCCGCCAACAGCCTTCGAGCGGTCAGCCGCCATCAGCAGCATCGCCCGTTGCTCGTGGCGGTAGAATAGCTCAGCCTCGAAGCGCCGGAGCACCGCGTGGAGGTCTTGCAGGATGTCGCGGGCAAGCTCCAGGTCTTGGCCGAGCAGCATATTCGGGCGGAAGAGATTGGGCTCAGGCACGTGGACGATCCCCGAGACGTCGCATAAACTGGTCAGCCACGACGAAGCAGCCGTCCACAGTCGCGTCTCGATTGCGAAAATAGATAACCAGTGCCAAGATCGTTCTGACATATGGGTAGAGGTCCTCAGCGAATTGCTTGCCGGTTGCCATCTCTGCTTCGGTTTTCATAGCTTCATAGTCTCCCGACAGTACGAGTCCCACTCCAGTGCCCGCTTCCACTCCTGCTTCCCTGGCGCGATGTGGTCGCCCGTGTTGCCGCCATGGATGCCTGCGATCATGCGAGGCGACTCACCAAAATCATCACGGCAAGATAGCGGCCAGCCAGGGCGCGGCCCATCTGGAATGCTGCTCACAGCTTTGACGCTGAGACCCGCCACGAAGTGCAGATCCTCGCCGCGCTTGACGTCAGTCCTGAACGGCTTCCGCTCCCACGTCCTGCGCCAATAGCACAGCGAGGTGCCGAGGATCTCGCCAGTGTAGAGCCACGCTTCGCCAACAGGCTCGTCAGCGCGATGAGAGCGCAGGACGCCACTCTCCAAGCGCATCAGCCCCGCGTTCTGGTCCCAGAAGAGCATCTGATTGTAGCCCACGCAGTCCGCGCCGGAGGCTTGCAGCAGGGCGACTTGCTCGGCCAGGCGGTTGGGATGCGACCAGTCGTCGTCATCGAAGTGGCAAAGAATATCGGGAGGCGCAGGGAGGCCGCGAGCCATCTCAACGGCCCACTCATTTGCAGAGTTTCGCTGTTGGCCGATGGTCTCTTCTGGATGGCTTCCGTGAACATGCCGTTCCATTTTGCCAGTAGCAATGTAAATCCATGGCTCGGTGGTGTCCCAGATCACCAACTCTTTGCGCTCGTAAGTCTGCCGCCGAAAGCCCTCTACGGCGCGCGCAGCCATCTGGGCGCGATCCTTGGTGAGCATAACACATGCCACTGTTGGCTCAGGCATACGTGCGGTGCTCCTTCTTGTGGCAACGATCACATAGCCACTCTAAATCGAGCCTTTTTGCATAATCACTGTGATGGGCATGTGTTTTGGGGTCGCCACAACATTGGCACTGCATTCGCTGTAAAGTACCCCTCCGCAGGGCGTACGCTACGGCGTTATGGGCCGCCTTCTTATGCGGGTTCCTTTGTGACCACGCTTTTATCGTTTCGTATGAAGTCTTTGACTTAGGTCGTTTTCCATCAGAAACATACTTTTGTAACCTGATGGCCCGACATCTAATGCATGGACTGCATGGCTTACCCCGACAGCCGACCTGAAATTCTTCTGGCCCCTTGTCTTGTCCGCAGTCATAACAATGCACAAAACCGACAGGTGGACGGACGCGAGGCCCGGATCTATGCGTCTTGATCGCGCAGACTGCCGGCTCATTTGCCATGGCTCATTCACTCCTCGGAGCGCATGTCGGCAGTTCTATCCGCTCGCCAATCTCGACAAAGTCATGACTGGCATAGTTTCGCCCGGGCGCGCGAGTGAGCCACCAAGCAGCCGCAAACCATTCAGCGATTATCCACTGCTCGCGGAACTTTATCCAATAGAATCCTTCTGGGCGTTGCACCGTGTCGCTCATTTTCGTTATCACCTCGGTCTGCTTTGCCTTTTGCCCGGCCGCCTTGAGCGCATCCTGAAAGGCTGCCTCGATGGATTCTCGTAGCCCGCCAGGAAACTCACCACGCCCGCGAGCGGTGAAGGCCAGGGCTGCTCACTTGCCATCGGTGCGCTCCTTCTCCAATTCCGCTTCGATCCGCTCCATGCTGATGACCCGCAGCCAGATGGTCAGCGGCATCCCGCGCTGTTTGGCGATACGCTTCGCCACCTTGAAATCGTGATGGTGGAAGCGGACGTATGCGCCGGGCTCTTTCTTGTCAGGCTTCACCGCTTGCCTGCCTGGAAGTCTTTGGTCTTGAGCTTTATTATCAGACGCTCGCCACGACGGTCAAAAAGCGTCTCGATTGGACGGGCAACGATGCCTTCTGCCATACTTGTCCCGATCTTCGACGCGAACGGAACGCGAACAAGCTCGACAATCTCAGGCAGCGACATGCGCCCAAGATATGGCACGAGATCGCAGCCTAGCTTTCCAGCCACGTCCTCAAGTGCCGCCTTGTCCAACCACCATTTACCAGCCACCAGAACATCGAATAGAATGAATCCCTTGTCAGGCCGGTACGTTCCGCCCTTCTGAATTCCTGCCCCGTACCCTTCGCCATAGAGCACTGCAGATACAGGCCCGTTCGCAAAGAAAGCAGATTGCATTTTCGGGATCGTGAATTGCTGCATGAGCTTCACCACAAGATCGGCTGGCATCTGGGCATTATTCGAGCGCCCCCCGAATGTCACATTGCCTTGCTCAGAGAGCATCACACGAACATTCGTGCCGTCGATCTTTTCCGTAACGTCCCAAACACTAATCGTGCCAATGACGGGGCTTTTGAGCCTTGCCTCGTTTACGCGGAAATCCTCGCTACGCTCGAAGATGGTGTCGATTTTGTGATATTCGGCAAATCCCTCTATCGAAGTTTGAAACAGTGCCATGCGTGAAATGCTAGCACCATCTCGCACCGAACGCAAGCCAGCCTCAGTACTGCCCGATCTGGTAGCTGCCTGCGGGGTTGAGGATATGCGTTTCCTGCTTCGGTACCAGCCTTGCCCATGCCATGATGAGGGATTCCGCCCTGTCTGGTGACGACCCGCCCCTTGCCCTGAGTTCGTCCTTGTGCTCGATTTCAATTTGGCCACCCGGCAATTCGCGGTAGCGGATGTCAGTCAACTGAGCGCGCGTGTCTTCATCTTCCACGCCAAGCACGTGCCCGTCCCGCATGCACTCCCGCAACCACCAGTAGGCTTCCGCCTTCGCATTTCGGAACATCACGCTATCAATTGGCGCAGCTCCAGCGATGAACGCTCTCACGTCATAGCCCTTGTGCGCGATGCCGCGCATGAAATGATAGCCAATGCCCACAGTGTCACCGAGCACAACGACAGACGCTCCAGGAAATCGGTTATGCAGTTCGCTCAGGAACAGATGAACTTCCTCAAGCGGGTCGGCCTTCATCCACGAGTCGCGGAGCACCACGTACGGGCCGAGGCGTGCGGTCGCTGTCGTTTCATCCGCGCCAGGGCCTGCAACGTCGACGCCCACCTGAATGTACATGCCGGGACGGAAGTACGGCTGGAGGTCCTTCTTCTCGTATGGCAGGCCGGCCGCTTCCACCCATTCCAACCTGAACACCGCATTGTCAGCCTGCGTTGGAAACTCGCCCAGCACACGCGACATGAAGCGGGGATTGTTCGGACCCCACTTGTAGTACATCTCGCGCACCCAGCGGCGGCGCGTCAGATGCGGGAACGGTGCGTAGTCAAGTTCGCTGTCAGGTAGCTGTAGCAGCGATTCCATCGTGAGCCCCGCAAGGTTGGGGGTGTCGAATGCTGAGATCGTGAGGCAGTATGTTGAGCCACGAAGCTTCGTGAAATCCTCATATGGCGCACCGCTTGGCACGGTCGGGTTGCACATCTTGACAATGCGCACATCGCCCGCGGCGCGTATGCCTTCGATAGCTTCCCAGACGTCGGCAGATACGCCAATAGCTTCATCCACAATAATCAGCACGCGCTTACCGTGATAGCCCTGTGCGTTGACACCCTTAGCTGAAGAGAATCCGATGGCCTTGCACTTCTCGCTCAGTGCCCAGCCGGTCGCCGTGCGGTCAGGAACGCACATTGGCAACGCCTGGATCGCCGCCTCAATCTCAGACCAGAGATTCTTGACCTGGCGCAGCGTGGGCGCTGTCGTAATGACGATGGTCTCTTCCTGCGTGATGAGTTCGTAGGGCACCATGCCGGCGACACAGAAGCTCTTGCCGGATCCATGGCAGCCCTTGACAGAAACGCTGCGATGCGTGGCGATTGCGCGACACAGTTCCTGCTGTTTACTCCAGAGTTTGCGGCGCAGGAATTGGCGCTGAAAGGTTTCCGGCGAGATCACTTGGCTTCATCGATTGTCTTGCAGTATTGGCGGACAGATGCGACATCGAAGAGGGGGTTGCCATCCTTGCCGGTGAGTTCGCCGGTCCACCGTTCTCGGAACTTCTCGGGCAGATTACCCTTTAGCAGTGTCTGCATGAGCGCATCGGAGTATTCATACTCCCACCCAACGATCTTTCCTTTGTATCGCACAGCCTTGCGCAGCCCCTCATGGGCTCGACGTACAGCTTCATCTTCGAGAGTGCGTCCAGCAACCTTTTCAGCCCTTGCGAAGGCATCAGAATACACCCCGCTATCCATCCACAGGTAATGCGTTTGCCTTTGGATCTTTGCCCACCTGGCGGCTTGCGTCACGCTAGCACAAGCTTCGAAGCAGCGCAGAAACCGGACTTGTTTAGGCGTCAATTCGTGAGTGAGGACCGGTGCCGCTTCCATCCGCCACCGATTGTAGCGCAACGGGTGCGGGCTATGCGCGGCGGGAATCTGTCAAGTGCCATTTGGCGTACGGATTGAACGGGTTGCGATTGTAAAGACTTTTGCTGTAGAATGCACAGTGCCATCGCGGCTTTCAGGGGTTTTTCCTTGGCATCTGGATACAACCGTAAACCGTTCAGGCTCGACGTTGGGCTTCCTTCAAAGCTCCAGCGTGGCTTTGTTCGCGGTCGCCGAAAGGTTGACAGCGAAGAGGATAAGCCCGCTCCAGTTAAGATCATTTGCCTCGATGGGCAGGCACTTGCCGAGCCTCGCGTTGCGGCTGTAGAGGGTAAGCATGACATCGCCTTCCGCCTACGTGCCAAAGCTCCCGCGAGTGAGCGGGCGATTGCTGCGGGAATGAAGGAACTCGGGTTCGCTCATTCGGTTTCGGTCTGCGGATTCATCGCGGATTTCTTTCACGCCAAGCTGCGGATTGCAGTTGAGATTGACGGGCCGTGCCATAAAGGGCGAAAGGCTTACGACCGTCAGCGAGACGCGGCCTTTTGGCGGAAAGGAATTCATACAATCCGATATGGCGCGGATGACGCCTTCCTGAGGCCAGAATACATTCTCGACTGCGTTCGGCGTGCCATCGCCGTTTGAAGTTGCGTTTGTGCCTCTTGGGCGTAATGATATGCTGAAGAGGTTCAAATCCAACGGGCTCTAAACATTGAGCGGCTAGCCCGTACGCTGTTAAAGGAGCTTCAACATGATGTATCGCAACAGCCTCGTTCTCGCGATCAAAGTAAACGGGCGAATTCTTCGTGAAGTAGGCGATGAAGTCTCGCTTCCCTTCGGGTGCGAATATTCCATCCTGATCAAAAACCTGGATTCAGTTAGGGCTCAAGTCGAAGTTTCGGTCGATGACGTCATTGCTTCTGGTCGCGGGAAGATAATCATCGCGCCAAACTCAGATCTGGAGCTTGAACGGTTCATCCGGGATGGCAATCTGGATTCTGGCAACCGCTTCAAGTTCATCGAGCGCACTGAAGAGATTGAGGCTCACCGAGGGGCAATGGTGGACGATGGGGTTGTACGTGTCGAAGGATGGCGCGAACGTGTCGTTGAGTATCGACCAGCAACGGACTACACGCCTCGGTATGAGCATCCCCAATTTCGCCAATCACCTCTCCGTGGCGGCAATGACACGTTTGGAAGCCTAGGCCCACGGCGACAACACCCGATGAGAGCCAAGGCGGCTGCACCCCCTGCGCGACCCCATGCATCATCCCGCTTGGCCGCTCCTGGGATCACAGTTCCTGGCAGTGAAAGCTCTCAGCGCTTCTACGTGGCTGGCGGGTTTCTGCTGGAGCCCCAAAGCTCCGTGCTCGTGCTGCATTTGAGAGGAGCGGTCGGAGAATTGCCTATCGCGGATCCGGTTACCGTTCATGACAGCCCGATATGCTCTACCTGCGGCAAGACCAATCGGCCGAAGCACAAATTTTGCTTCGCGTGTGGAACAGCGCTTCAGCTAATTTAGGAGAATGAGATGATAGGTGATCCCGAAGACTTCACATCAAAGACCATACTTCTCATGACGACGTTGTTGCGCCTTATGAGACACCTTGGGAATGGTTCTACGCCGGAGGAGAAGTTTAGCTTTGTAGACGAGCACGGCACCAAACACGCGGCGCGCCCTGGAGATTAGCCCCGAACGCTGTAAGGCATTTGCCGCGCAAGACGCCCCACTTCGGCGCGCTCAATCGGATTCTCATATTGCGCACCACGGCACTAACGTATAGGAGCAGAGCGTTCCTAAACTTCAGCGCTAACTGTCATTCGTTCCAACAGTATATTCTACTTTGGGGCCTTCATGAGCATGTTGATGAAGGCGATGAGGGCAGCGGTTCCGATGGCGCCGGCGACGGCCCAGATGATTCCGGTCTTGCTGTCGATGCGGGTGATTTGGTTGGAATCAACAGCTCGCGCTTCGACCAATTTGGTTTGCAGTGCGGCTTCGCTTTTAACGGCATCGATTCTGGTCTGGGCAATTTGCAGGGCGAGATCGTTTTGCCCTTTGTTGAGCGCAGAAATTGAGCCTTCAAGCGCGGTCAGGCGCAGCCGAAACTCGTCTTTGAATTCGCGGATTAGGTCTCGAAATTCGCCAACAGTAATGGGGCGCTCGTCTTCCGGCATCAGATTCTCAGTTTCGTTGTCGCTTCGCGGAGCAAGACCGTTAATTCGGCCACGGTCAAAGCTCTCTTCATTTCTTCGATATAGACCCGGAAGTACGTTAGAACAACCCATGCTGTTACAGCAGATACTAGCGCAGTGAGGGCGTTCCACCAAAGAAAAATTGTGTTGTATCTCCCGCATTTTCCGCGAAAGCCAAACCAGGCCTCCTGGCCATGGCCTAAGCCGCAGAGGAAAACAAAGGCCGCGCAAAGAACAAGAAAGGCGCGAAGAGGACGTTTGAAGCTGGGGACGCCAGTCGCGGCAACGATGCCAGCTGGGATAACCAAGTAACTCAAGCAGATAACGAGGTCAGAAATCCAAGGGGCCGATGTCACGTGCTGATTCTAACAGAACGTGTAGTACGATTGAGCCATGGCAAAGAAAGAACCGGTAAAGACGCCACCCTGTGAGCCAGAGCCGCCACAGACGCCGCTGCACGATCCTCAGCCCAGGCCGCGCACTTCGTCAATCGACCCAGGCCCGCCCGCGCCGAGCACAAAACCGCCCGGCGAGCCGTAAGCCATCATGGAAACCACGGTCGGCTGGGGGACCGCTTTGCTGCTGGGCTGCTGCGGAGGGTATCTTCTCGGCGGCGTGCGTTGCCGTGCAGAAAGAGCACGAATGCGGGCAGCGATTAAGGCTCGCGATGAGCAATTCTCAGCCGATGCGCGCGAATATCTTCGGCTGGCGTCAGAACTCCGAGGGCTAAAAGACTGGCATCATGGGATCTTTCAATGGATTGAGCAACATGAGGTACAATGGCCCAGCACAGTAAGACCACCGCGTCCACCAGCGTAGCAATCCAGTCCGCGGTGCGCCAAACTCCTCCAGTTGGGTGCTTGGTCATCGCCATCAGGGAGTTGGCCGCATGCGTGAACGCGAGTGAGAAGAGCGCGGCAGTGTGCCAGTCCTCCAGCCTGTTTCGCCACCAGCCGACTGAGAGCGTGAGCCACTCTACCGCCAGCATCACCATGAAAATCCAGATTTGCAGGTAGCGGCGGTACTCGGTGAACAGCCCCGCCCATTGGCCATCGCGCGACAGGTGAAGGGCCAGCACCACACCGAAGGCGAGTGTGTATGCGCCGAGGTTAGTCATTGACCAGGAGCGGCCATCTCGGTCATGCGTCTGGTAGTGGAGCGCTTCGAGACAGGCGAGCGTCCGCAATAGCAGAATTGCCACCATAAGGCCGGCGAAACTCTCCTCGAAGTTCGGCCAGATTTCCGCCACGGATGGAAAACTGAAGTATGCCGAGTAGATCACCGCGAACGGGGCGGAGACGCCCAGGTAGGCTTGCCAGAGGGGATGGTAGCGCCAGCGATGCGTCCACACCTCGATGAGGCAGAGCAGATGCGCGAGAATCCAGAGCAAGCGGACGGCGTAGACGATCACTGGCCGGCTCTTTTTTTAAGCAGGCGCGCTGCTCGATTCGAAGGATACCGCTTCCGTAGCTCAATTTCGGCTACCAGCGCTATTCCTGCATTGCTGCATGTTGTGGCAATTGAGATTAAGTCGTCATCCGGTATGCGGTATTTGCCACGTGTTGGAGGTTTTTTATCGCTCATGCGGACACCGGTGCCTGATACCCGTTTCTTCGCAGCAGGGCGTCATTTGACCTTTCGGGCTCCCGAACCACCAGCAGAAACAACTGCCGCTGCCAAGGGCGGAACTTTGGCCGCTTGCGGCGCGGAAGTCGGAGCTTGAGCGTCACGCCACTTTGCCGCGCGGATTTCTCGAATCCCATGCTTTCCATCGGCATTTTCCTGAACAGTAAAGCGCGGGCTTCTTCGATCTGATCCTGCCACCGCAAGACTTACAGATCAGATTTTGCCCAACTGGCCAGGGCCGCGATCCCTGCCCGAATCTTTTTTCCCACTTCGCTCGGCGACAAGCTGCGCAACAAAACCGTTTGGAAATTCGCTTGTAGATGTACTTTTCTCCGCAATCCTCACAGACGCCCTGCTTTGGCTGTTCAGGTTCGCTCATAGATACATCATAGCTAGCGTGGCAAGGCGTTGCAACATGTCCAGAACGATAATTTGATATACGGCCACGTACGGGCCATCCCAGCGAGGCTCAGGGGTTGCCTTTTGCCGCCCGGAAGCGCCTGACAGCCTCTTCGAGCCGATAGGCTTCTTCGTCCAAATCCTCATTTCGGCGAATGTTCCGCAAAGCCGACGCTCCGCGAACGGCCGCCGTCAGCAGCAGTTCCACCTCTGCCTCGGCTTGGGCATCTGTTAGCGGTTCTACATTCGGCCTGCCACATTCGGCAATCGCTCGTGCTCGCTCATTCAAAAAATCAACCTGCCTGCTCATCATCGCTCCTCTCCCAGCAGCCACTTTGATGTTTGCGCCCTGCCGCTGGAGCCATAGCGCGAAATGCTGCGGAAATTCGCCACCGTCCTTGCGCCAGTAGCCGTCGCCCAAGGCAATCCAGCCATGCGAGGCGAGAAATAGCCGATCATCAGCGCCCGTCATCTTCGCCGACATCGCGTCCACCCGTTCGCGCCGGGCCTCTGCGTGCGGTCGTGCCTTGTTGGCGATTTTCATGCGAGAACCGGAGGCATATCAGCTAATTTGCACTTTCGCGATTTCGTCCACGCTTCCATCCTATCGGCATGGGCCATTGCCGCGAGGTACACCGTATCGCTACCGCCGTTCACGCGGTGCAAATGAGCATAGGCCCTAACCGCCATGTGGCCGACCAGATCTTGGCCGCGAATCAGGAACACAGGTTCATCCTCGGGAATTTCCTGTGCCAGATCTTGAATTCTCTCGTTGTAGTCTTTTCTCGCGTGTAGCATTTTTCTCCTTCATCGGATCAGACAATTTTGCCAGCGGCCACGGCACGAAGCGCTCTGCCAACAGTTCGCGCCGCCGCTCGGGGGTGACGAAGCGCTCATCAACACCATACGGATTCACGCTTCCACCGCAGTAGATAGAATCTCTCGTGCGATTGTGCGACAGATCAAATCCGCGTCTTCGCTCTCAATTTCATATGAAGCGGCGATCTTTGATGCCGCTACCATGCCATCCTTGTGCTCAGTTTTGATTATCGTACTCAAAATCGAGACAATAACATTTCGTTCTCCACCAACTAACGCAGGAAAAGTTGCAATCCAGTGCTCTGCCCTCAAGGTCTCACCTCTCCATGGATTCCCTCGGGGGAAACGAAGCGCGGGTCGGTACCGTATGGGCTGCTCATTCCGTTATTTTCTCCGTTTCTTGCCATGACGGTTTCCGTGACATGCTCCACATAAAACCACCAAGTCCTTAAGATGATCGGGCCATTCCCTGCCCCTGTTTTGGTAGGTTTTATGATGCACTTCAAGTTGGCCCAGTTTTGAAAACCTTCCATAGCAATCAAAACACTGCATGCCAGCAGCACGTTTCATCCACGCCGCTAGTCCCAGCCAATATGCTGTGTCGCAAAACTCATCGTGAGGCAAATGTTCAAACACGTCCTGATCGTCCGCGTCACATATGCGTGCGTATCTGCGACACTCAGAGTCAAGTTTTTCGTGAGCCAGGGCGTAGGCAGATCGATGTGCTTCAATCACATCTTCGTTATCTTTGTCTTCATCGAGCTCGGGCCAACGAATTCCATTTTGGCGAAACTCTCTGCGTTCTGCTCGCTGCGGAAATCCGTCTGGATGCCAAGGGAAAGACCGAGTGTTTAGCCATTTGGCCAGTAGCGCTTCGACGCCGCCATTGCGTTCAATGATTTCGCCGATAGTCACAGACCAGCCTCTTCTCTCGCTCTCTTATCGCGGAGTTCCTGAACGGTTCGATCAATATCCGCCTGAGTGATTGGCTTAAAATCTGGGCTCGCAGGGGGAGCCTTAAAGCGCTTCCGCTTGTGGTCGAAGGTATTCATAACCTCACGCAGACGAGCATTCTCATCGGGCCTTTCCGGATGCCCTGGAGGTAGCGCCTTCAACGCTCCGGCTGGCAGCGCCAAGGGATCGTGACCTGTTTCGCTCGGCAACCCCTCAGGGAATTGATCGGTCGGCCCGCTCTCGATGCCGTCTACCGGACGGTATCGCGCACAGACGATCTGTCGCAATCCCAAGACCCCACACTTGTCCCATGACCGATACAGAGCCACGGCTCTACGCACCATGTACCGCAGCGATTCCACGCTGGGACACATTGATGCGATAGCGTCTCCAATCACCGTCTGGGACGGCTGGTCTTGCGGGAAGAAGGCGATGGCGCCCAGCGACTTCGTAGCCGCGGCCACGGCCTGCGGATTGAGCGGCGTACAGGTCTCGGTTTCCCGCGTCGGCTGTTTCGTATGACGGCACCGCACAGCGCCGCGTTCGGTTGTTTCCCAACCAGTGTCTTCGCAAAACTCACAGATCATCGTGTCCTCCCAAAAGCTTCTATGGAATCTGCCAGCTCGTCAATAGTGGCCCGTCCGTTCTTTCGAGGGATTAACTCCGGCATTCGGTTTTCGTCCTCGTAGCGCTCGTCGTTTAGCCAGCCTTGCGCAAATTTTATCTTGATCGTGGAATCGGCTGCGCACTGCTTTGAGTACCGCTTAGCTCCTTTGAAAACCTTGACGGCCAACTCGTGAGTATGGACTTTTCGCTCGAAGGTGTCCATCCCAGCTTGTTTGCCATCTCGACCAGGGAAAACGTCCCAGAAGGCATCCCACCATTTCCCGCGCTCTTCGCCCAGCGCCTTGCGAATCTGTTCCGTGGTACGGTGCCCGTTTTTCCGGGCGTGCCCATTCGAGGAAGGGGACGTCAAAACAAGCGCCGTAGGCGCGGGGGGCTTAGGGGGTTCTTCTTCTATAGCAGTAGGAGAAGCAGAAGGAGAGCATTGCACAGCGGATGCACGTGCATCGCTCTGCTCTTTTAATTTCTTGTATTTATCCCATCGCACCGTAGCGGCCTCAGATTTTATTTCAGAAAATTCTTTCGATTTTTCTCTAGAATTTTCCTGTTTTTTGTTAAAAAACCTTCCGTCCCGCTCGAAGAAACAGGGCGAAATCGAAGGCCAAATCTTGGTGACATACCCAAAGGTTCGGCCCATGATAACCGCGAGGCGCTTGAGGTCGGACGGGACGCCGTTGTTGAGCCAGGAATGGTTCAGGAGCCGGATGTAGAATCCGAACTCTCGATCATCCATTGCCTTAACGTTTTCGTCTGTGTCGCAATCCTTTGGATACCATTGGAATGCTGGAGCCTTTTCTGACGTATGGTCTCTCCCTTCGATGAGAGGTGCGTGTGGGCCGGCAGGTCGAAGGTTCATGACCGGCCCGGTCACGCGGAGTCGGGAGCTACCCGACGTGTCTATTTTCGCACGGGCTGCCACCCGAATCAAGTGATACTATCACCGTTTGCGCGTGAAAGCACGTCCTTGAGAGCCCGCGCCACGGTGAAACAGTCGCGATGTCCCGGCTTGCTCATGAACCACTCACGCTGCTCTGAGGGCATTGCCAAGACTTCTGCCTCGGTGGCTAGCAGCCGGTCGCATGCTTCAATGAGACCCTCAACTCTCACTTGGCTCCACACGCAATTGCAAGGGCCTTGCGGCGTTCCTGGTCCACGATCTTGGCGACATGCTGACGGGTGCAGCCAGCTAACTTGGCGATGTCATCGGGGCTCAGCCAAAGAGCCTCACAATGCAGCCGCCAGATGAGCGTTCGGCGGTTGCTGATGGCCAGGCCGCGGGTGGTCATGACTTGCGCTCTAGAGCATCGATAGCGGTGCAGCACGCCAAGCACACGGTACAGTGAGCTGGGTCGCAATCATGTACTGGAGCAGCCTCTAAGGCCCGCTGTATGCTCATAAGCGCCGCCCGCAGCCGCTCGTTCTCACCATCAGCCGCAACTATCCGCAGCGCATCCTCATCTGTTTGGCATTGGCCGACCAGTCGGTCGCCTTCGTACAGGTTGCGCGTGACTTTGGTGCCGGTCCGATAACTCACCTAATTGCCCCAGGATTTACATTACTGCTCCTGCGTGGGCTGGTTCTTGCCACGTTCGCATCCCATCCAGCTTTAATCCTCCACCTTATGGTGCTTTCGCCAAGATCCTTACTACCATATACCTCAGGCTGGCGAAGAAACACCTTGTCGATACTCAGTCCTATCCTTAAACGGCGGCGAATAGTGGTCACCGCTATTCCAGTTTCTCTTGACCACGCAGAAAGCGACTGTCGTTTTCCTTCGTGCTCGATATATGAGCACTGCCGTGTATTATTCTGCTGCTGAATTGGCGTAGCCCATCGAAGGTTTCCAGGCTCATAATTTCCATCGTTGTTGATACGGTCAACAGAATATTCGGGGGAAGGCCTTGGACCGATCTCGGCGAGTAACTCCGAGCAAAAAACCACCGCGCTTGCTTTCCATTCAGGGGACATTTTAATGCCGCGACCGCCGTAGTAATTTCTCTGTTCATACTTCAGAGAATAGCAGCGCTTTTTGATTTGCTTCCACGCCCTATAAAACACACGGGTTTCCTCGTTAGATTCCAACCTAGCCGTTCTAATCGCCATTACGCTTTTGCCTCCTCAATGTGAATCACGGCCCCTGGAACTACAACCACTTCGACCTCCGCATGAGGCCGCTCATCTCATAGTGCGTCTTGAAGCCTTCCACGCTGGCCGGGAAATCGACACTGGCGATCCAGGTGCGAAATCCCCGCGCCCGCTCTTTGTTGTGCCAGTCGAGTTGCGCTTTCGACGGCTTGCCGTTGCGTGCCTTAAATTCTACCCATAACATTTCACATGCGCCCAAATGACCACAATTTCCGCTCATTGGTCTCATGAAAAGATAGTCAGCCATCCCGATCTCGCCGAAGCCCTTGCCGCGGCTCTTGTCGCTTACCGGGTCAGTGCGGAGCGCTCGCCAGCCGTCTTCCTGCATGAGCTTCACACACTCATCCTGTATGTCGTCCTCGCTAGCATCAGGACAGGGCGCGGGTTGCGCCCCCTCGGGTGGTTGCTTAAGTCGCGCGTAGTGCTCGTCCAGTTGCTCTTGTGTCCATCCCATGAAAAGCTCCTAGAACGGCACGTCATCGCTGCTCGCGCTGCCATCGGCCACGGCCTCGGCAGCCGGGTTGCGCTTGTTGCGCTCCTTGCGCGTGCCCTTCTGGTGTGAGCCGCCCATCTCGATAACCGACGCCAGAGGAGCGCCATTCTCGGCGGCGACATCAGCCGCGCTCATGATTTCGGGCTCTGCGATGGCGATAGGCGTTGGGGTCGGAAACGGTGGTGGCGTGATGATAGGCTCCTTCTTCGCCTGCTCGGCATCTTCCTGCGCTTGCGCCTTTTCCTGGAGGTCCAAGACCATCTGGCGATCAGTGTCGGTCATTGCCTTGACCGCGACCTCTTCGCCAGTGTCGTTGCGAATGATGCGCTTCTTTCCCGGCTCTGGGCTATCAAGCTCCACGCGACACTCGATCATGCGGTACTCGAATCCGTTGTCAATGAGTCCGCTAAGTCGAACTACTATACCTTGCTGGAGAGCTATGTCGGCCTTAAGCTGGCTTACTATCTCCTTCTGGCGAAGCTCGATGCTCTGCTGCATCTTACTCGCACGGGCGGATTCTTTAGCCATTTCGGCTATTTCTGAGTCACTGAACTGATACTTCAGGTGCTCCGTGAACTTCTGGTTTTGTTGCACTTGTCTCCTTCGCTCTTACTTCGTTGATAACATCAAACTCTACAGCGTAGGTCCTGAGGCATCGCCAGCAGCGATACCTTCCGTTTATCGGGAGGCTTATAGCGCCGTGAAAGTGTGTGCAGATCCAGCGGCCTATCATTCTGCGTCACGATCCTTGATTTTATCTAGCAGCGTAAGTAATATAAGATCTTTGGGATATAGCTCTAAAATAGCTCGGATTTCTGCGATGATAGCCCTACGCTCTTGCCGAGCCCCCTTTTCTCGCTCAATGTTTTGCAGAGCCGTGCTCATCTGTACATCCTCCTGACAGCCAGGGCAATGCAGCAAAATACGAGGAACAGGGCGATGGGCGCGAATATTCTAAGCATTGGGCGCATCCTTTCCCTGTCGCTTATTGTCTAACTCCATAGCCTCAGCCTGCGTCCACGGCTTAGGGCGCCGCTTGCGCACCGCTGGCGTAGTGCCGTTGCCCGCTGCCAGGCACCGAGTATGCGCGTAGACCATATCCTTGAAGCGTGCCTGCTCCTCTGGCGTAAGGCTGGCCCAGAGCTCGAATGCTGCGGCGACTCGGTCATTACGCTGACGGCTCATTTGCTCACCGCGTGCCAGCAGGATAGAGTTTTCTTCATGATGGTGTCTGGGCCGTTGGGCACATGGATCGAAGAATAGCCGACCTTGTTGACCACGACCGCCGTCTTATAGGCCCAGCACTCCTTCACGTTGTACGGATTGTTGCCGTTGTAAAAGTTGTCCTCGCATCCATCGCACATAGCCTTGTTTGGATAGACATATTCTGATGGATGGTTGAAAGTTCGAGTGATTGTTCCTCTGCCGTGGATGCGCTTGCCCTCGCGCAGCTTGTTGTCTGTGTGGATAGCCGTGCCGTCCACCATTACCAACGCCATGCTACTCATTTGCGCTCCTCTCTCCGCACCCGATTCTCGATGGTCGGGTAGGTCGTAGTGCCATTGGACGCCCCATCCTTGGTGTACGTCAGCCTGGATTGACCGACTCGCTTCAGATCACGTACTCGTTTGTTGGCCTTCATTTTGTCTCCTTCGCTTCTTTGCGCTTCTGATTATTGGCCCGTAGCCTCTGCTGAATCTGCTCCTTCACCTGAGCGCACCTGGGGCACTTACACGGAGAATGTGCCGCCAACAGGTGAGCCGAACTGCGAGAGATGTTCAGCCGCATCTACTTCACCTGCGACCATTCGCGGCAATCGCCGGCCGTTTCGACCACTTCCCAGAGCTTCCCTTGAGAACGCACCTTGTACCCGATTACGTGCTCGATCGCATCTGGCAGGGCGTCAACCTCGGGGATCTGCAACCACGCAACCTCAAGCTCCTGGATGGCCAGCGAAAGTTCCTTGTAGCAGCCCCTGGCCGCCTTTATGCCCTCCGTGGTGGCCGGAAACTGGTTCGACTTCTCGACTCCCCACTTGCCCAGGATCGTGTAGTAGGCCACAGCCTCCTTGTCAAGCGCCTTGAAGCGCTTCTTGAGCACAGCGAAGGCTTCCAG